TCCATGCCGTCCTCGAGCAACGGCTCCCCGCCAGCCCGGGGGGCATCATCCCCGGCGAAGTTAGAGCGGTAGGCCTCAATCCACTTGGCTTTCGCCTCCGGTGACCACGGCGTGTTCGCCGGCCGGTAGATCCAGTTCCCGACCCGGCCGCCCCGCTGCCACATCTGGTCGCGGTAGACCTGCGCGTGTATCTGCTCGGCCATGATGGCTTTGAGCGCAAATACTGGGCTGGTGCCGGTCTTGGTATCGACCGGGTTCCAGCCGCGGAATACCACCATCTCCTCGGACGGGATCTCCACGAACTTGCCCGAACTGGACGGGATCGCCACGCGCCAGGCGTCCACCGAGAAGGCGGTCCCGCCGACGTGGCCGACAACCCACTTATTTGGTATCTGCCGGATGACCCAACCCGAGGGGGACTCGGTATCCGGCGCGACGTACCAGTAAGCGATGTCGTACAGGCACAGGGATGCAACGGTGGCATAGACCAACTCGTAGGCCGTCTCCTGGCCGTTGGGGGCGCCGAGCAGAACCGCGAGGGGGGAGTCGCGGACACGGTTGCGTCCGTTGTCCTCGTCGCGCTCGTAGACGTGCCATCCCAGCTGTGCGATGTTGCGGGCAATGAACCCGACCACCGTTCGCAGATGGGGCTGCTCGCGCCACAGCTTCTCGATGGGTTGGTTCAGGACGGTGCGGTTCAGGTACTCATCCAGCGACATACCCTGCGGGATGAGTTCATATGACGGGGCATGGAACACCATGTCGGACGCAGTCGGCTTCGGATCGAAACCAAGCCATGAGGCTAGACCCACTGTCGAGCCTCCTTACAGGACAACGAAATCGGAATCTTCATAGGCACTGATGAACTGCTCCTCCCGCAACATCTCGCCGGCCGCGGCTTGGATGCAGGCCACCAGCGGTGAGGCGTCTATCGGTGAGTTCTTGCGGTCGATGACCCAGCTGTCGCCGATCACCTTCGGTTTGGCCACCTCGGCGGCTGCGTCCAGGACCGGCGACGGCCGGTGGAAAGCCTTGCCGTTGACGATCTGGTCGTAGAAGAACCCGTAGGCCTTCGTTAAGTCGGCGCCGCCCAACTCGGTGACCGGGACCCCGGCGTCTCGCAGTTCGTCAATGAACCCGGACGCAGGCGCCCCGCGCGCTTGGATGATGACCGACTTGAACCGCTCGGCGCGCTCGGTGAACCAGTCCACCACCCATTCGGTGCCGCGGTCTGCCTTCACAACCTCGACGTGCATATTGCCGTCCTCGCGCCTGGCCGCGATGGCGACGTAGGCCTTGGAGCGTTGGAAGTTAATGTCCAGCGCAGCCCATACGTCGGCGTCCGGTGCGCGCCGGGAACCCGGGTCGGTTGTCTCAGCCCACTTATCGGCCGGGAACACCCCGGGTTCGATGGCGGCAACCCACTGACACAGATGCTCGGTCTTGAACCCGGGCACGTTATCGTGCATGGCCTCTAGTCGGCCGCGCAGCGAGTCCTCGGTGAACCCGGGCAGATGGCCCATCGCCGGGTTCGCCACCGGCCAGAACTCCGGGTCGTCGTGGGCAACGTCGTCCGGCGCCGACCACTCCGCGAGGAACGTCTTGGTGTCCGTGGTCTCCCCGGTAACGATCTTCTGAATGGCGCCGTCGCGCAGCGACCGCAACACCACCGACGTTGCATCCCCGGCGTTGGACGCGCAGACCACCAACGAGCGGGGCCGCGCGGTCGTCGTCGGGACGATGGCGTTCCAGGCCAGCCAGTTCTGTTGCTCGCGCAACTCGTCCAGCTGCGCCAGATCAGCCGACAGGGACCGGCCGCCCTTGCGGTTGGACACCGCGGCGCGCCATTCCCTGCGCGGGTCACCCTTGAGGACCAGCTTGAACTTGCCGTTGGTTTGGGAGAACCGCGAGAACTCCCGACGCAGCAGCCGGTTGTTCTTGATGTCGGCCACAACCTCGGTCAGCATCGTTTCGGCCATCTCCAAGTTCTGCGCGGAGATGAGTACCTGTTCGGCGCCGTCCATATACAACTTCCACAGGCCCAACCCTTTGAGCCATTGCGACTTCCCGTTCTGACGGGCAACGAGCAACACGATGGTCTGGTAGCGAAACGCAGTGCCGGCCGCGTCCTTTTCGAGCGCGTGGACGTACAGCCATTTCTGCCACGGCAGCAGGTTCCACTTCAGCACGTCCTCGAGGAACGTGATGCACTCAAAGCCCCAGCTGGTCTCCGGCGTTAACGGTCGAAGCTCCGGCGTGAATAGCCGAGGTTCAGTGCAACCGCTACGCACCGGCGCGCTGGGCGCGTAGCCTGGCGAGTTCATCGGTGTCCTCGTCCTCATCGTCAATGCCGGTCACCCGAAGGCCCGGGCCTCCACCTTCGGAAGCTAGATCGTCCAGGCCGTACAGCCGGGACTGCTGGCCGAGGATGCGTCGGCATATCTCCGCGGAGCGGTGGTCGCCTTTCAGTGCTGGCATCCAATGGGCCTTGAACAGAGCCTCGGTGCGCTCCATGTAGACCGCGAGGGCTTCGTCGTTCAGTAGCGCGCGGCGCTGCGCTGCGTTGGCAAGTTCGCGTTTGATGATTTCGTGGATCGACCGGGTGGACTTCAATCCGACCGCGGCGCCGATCTGCCGGTAGGTGGCGCCGGCGACGAACATCTGCAAGATGCGGGAGTCCCGCTCGGCGCGCTCCTCGGCTCTCACCGACGCCCCGCTTCGTGATGGCGCTGATGCACCAGGGCAAGTTCGTGTTCCAGCAGCAGACCCTCTTTGGCCTCAGTCGTTGTGGCCGCAGACGGCTCGCGCACGCCCCGCAACCTCATGCAGTCATGGGTTGCCGTGATGAGGCAGATCGCGCCGGATGGGCGCAGCTGGGCCACGATGGCGTCCACTGTCTGCGCGCCGATGCGCTCCTGAACTTGCATCCGGGCTGAGTAGCCGTGCAGGACCCGGGCCAGCTTGGACAGCCCCACGATGCGCTGCCCGGGGGACGGCCGGTAGGCAACCGTCGCCCAGCCGGAGAACGGCAGCATGTGGTGGGCGCAGACGCTCGTCATGGAGATGCCCTCCACGATGACCAGCCCCGGGTTCGTCGGCGCCGAGAACGTCGTCTGTAGATGCTCGGCCGGGTCCTCGCGGTAGCCCCACAACATCTCGTGCCAAGCCTTCGCAACCCGGGCCGGAGTGTTGGCCGTGTGGTCTCCCTCGTCCACCCCGAGCGCAGCGAGCAGATGCTTGACGGACAGTTCGGCGTCGGACTGCTCCACGTCAGGTGCCTTTCGTGTTGCCCCACGCAAGGACGTGGAGGCGTTGTGTGGCGTTGATACCGGCCGCGGCTGCGGCATCGGCAACGGACGGCCAGGCCGCAAGTAAGTCCTCGGCCTCGACGCCCTGCGGCATCACCCACACAAGGCTGCGGGGGAAGCCATGCTCTTGCGCGTAGATCACCGCGTCGTCAACCTCGGCCGCATCAAACACCACGAACTTGACCACCGCGCGCGCCGGCATGATGGAAGCGTTACGCAACCCCAGCCAGCCATCGGCCATCGCCGGGTTCTGTCCTGACTTGTGGTCCCCGGCGCTCGGCAGCTTCGGCGAAATGCTGTAATGCGTGACGTACCGGCGCGTCGTCAGGTTCGGCAGGATGGTCCCGTTGGTCTCAATGTGGATCTCGCAACCGAGGTCGTCAATCTCGTTGAGCAACCGCTCCCACGCCGGACGGCGCTGATGCAGCAGCGGCTCGCCACCGGAGATGACAACGGTCATGCCCGGGCGCAGCTGGGCCACGATGTCGGCAACCTCGGTCGGCGGGTTCTCCTTGCGTAAGTCGAACCGCGAGGCATCCCAGGTGTACGGGGTGTCGCACCAAGAGCAGGACAAGTTACAGCCGCCCAGCCTGATGAACTGCACCGCGCGGCCGGCAAACGGTCCCTCGCCTTGCAGGGTCGGGCCGAATACCTCCGAGACAGGCAGCGTCGTCATTCGCCCAGCCAAGTCGCAGCGTTACGCCAACCCTCCACGACGTGAACGCGGCGCGGCCGGACCCCGGTCAACAACTCGGCGGTCTCCGCGATCAGTTCGGCAAGAACCTCAGTCGTCGGCGGCTTGGCCGTCGCAACATGCTTGAGGTTATTGACGGCGAGGTAGTCAACGAACTCGTCGTCCTCATGTACCAAGAACCCATGATCCAAGTCGGATTTGATCCAGGCGCCGATAGCAGCCTTGACCTCACCGAACTCTAGGGCGCCGTCGTCATTCGGTAGCTCCACATCGGCGATCCAGTTATGGCCGTGGATGTTGCGGCACTTAGCGCCGCCCCCGGTGAGGCCGAGGATGCGGTGACCCATCGGCCACCGGAACGACAGGGTGATCGTGATGGCACTCATGCGTTGGCGACCGCCTGCTTCCAGAACTCGCGGTCGGCGTAGTCGGTTGGGTCCGGCACCCCGGCGTCGTGCAGGGCTTCGGCGCGCTCCACACAAGTACCGCAGCGGCCGCAGTGTTGATTCGCATTACGCTGACCGCCCTCATAGCAGGACCACGTCAATTCAATCGGCGCGTCCAGCTTGTGCGCCAGGGCGGCGATAGCGGTCTTGTCGATCTCCACGAACGGCGCCTCGACCCCGACCTCGCAACCCAACCGCGAAGCAAGGTTGATCGCGTCAATGAACTCCGGACGGCAATCCGCATAGACAGCGTGATCCCCGGCATGGACCGCGGTACGCACCACCTCGAGGTTCCGCGAGGCCGCGATACCGGCCGCGGCCGACAGCAGGGTCGCGTTGCGGTTCGGGACAACCGTGATCCGCATAGATGCCGCGGTGTAATGGCCATGAGGAACCCGCACATCGGGGCTGGTCAAAGCCGAGCGAACCGAGGCGCCGAACTGCGTCAGGTCAAGTTCATCCCAGCGCAGCCCATAACGGTCCGCGATCTTGCGGGAGGACTCACGCTCACGGATATGGCGCTGCCCATAATTGACGAATAATGCCTCCACCCGCGCGCAGTCCGCGAGGGACTGCGCGAGCAACGTCGTGGAATCCAGGCCGCCAGAGAGCAGCACCAGGGCTGTCGTCGTCACTCGTTATCTTCCTTGTCTGCCGATAGACCGGCAACGATGGCCAAGTGCTCGGATGAGCCTTCGACCAGATGGATATGGGGGCCGTTCATCTCCGTCAGGATCACGTCGTCGTAATCCGGCTTAAGCTTCGCGGCCGGATCCCAGCTAGCGGTGGACTGCTGCCAGCCGTGAGCGACCGCCAAGTGCTGATGAGGTCCCGCCGGCGCCGCGTCATAACCATCCGGGTCGGACAGGTACTCGCGCTCCGGGTTGTGGACCCCGAGCGGCAGATGCATGTGCGGGGGGCCGGACAAGTCCGCGATCTCCTCGCCGTACTGCTTCCCCGAAGCCGATACCGCGATGAACTGATGCGGCCCTGGCGGCGTCGGCTTGACGTTAATGCCCCACGACGGCGCCGTAATGGGTGAGCGGCGATGCAGCTTGCGGAACTGCTGCTCACCGACCGACGCCGATAATGCCGACAACTTGACCAGCAGCCGCCGATTATGCGGACCCGACGTAGCGATCTGCGACGGCGTGACCCCGTACTCCCGCAACACCGCGACAACCTCCGGCGTGTACGAACCCTTCCCGTCCAGCGCGACCGCCACCGGCCGACCCGTATCCGGGTCCCGCAACACCAACCGGCCGTAACGATAGGAGGAAGACCAGCCCGAGGAGTCCACCGAGAAGAACGGCAGCTGCAACAACTTCTCCGCAGTCACGCCCCAACCGTGGAACCGCATCTGGGGATGATGATCCCGGGCATACCGGAAGCAGCCCACCAGCCAACGCAGCTGCTTCGGGATCGGCTTACCGACCATCCCGCCCAGGCCGATGAAGTCCACGCCACGCTCTGCGTAGTAATCCATCAACGACGGGTCGCACCCGAAGTGGATCGTCGGGACGCCCTGCACCCCGTACACGTCCACCATCTCGTGCCAATTGCGGCGCGTGCCGGCAGCGTCCCCGATCACGTCCAACGCAGCCACCCACGTCAAGATGTGTTGCCAGCGTTTCGCCCACGCAGCCAACTCCGAGGTCGTAATCACCGCGCCCTGCGAGGCAGCCGAGAAAGCCCCCGAATCCCCAATCACGCGGCAATGCGCGAACCGTTCAAGGTTGTACTTGGAGTAGTAGTGGTAGGAGACAAGCAGGTTCCGGGGCGGCGGGATCGTCACAGGTTCATCGCCGCGCGCAGTGCCCCGGTGTCATCGTCAAACGACTTACGATGCGCCGACCAGACCGCAGCCAAGTCCGGCTCCACCACCAACCGCAGCACCGTGTGGTTGTCATCCTCAAGCGGGTCCCCAACGTCGCCGTGCAAGTCGTCCAGGTCAGGCGGCCCCGAGATCAGTTCCTCCAGCGAGGTCAGATCGGTGTCGGTGTAGCCGGTGCCGTCCAAGTCATCCAACGAGGACAGCAGTTCGAACAGCGCATCGTTGTCATAAGCCCCGAGGTCCCCGGTCCGGTTGTCCGCAGCCACGATGCGCTTCGCGGCCTGGCCGTCAACATCGACCAGCCACACGTCGATCAAATCCCAACCGAGGTCCCGCGCAGCCAACAACGTGTGGTTGCCGGCAAGGACCTCCATCGGCCGACCCGTCAGCGAACCCTCGTTGACCACAATCGGCCGGTACTGCCCCGACACCCGCAACGACTCCGCGATCACCGCCACCTGGCCCCGCCGAGGGTTGCCATTGAAGGTGCTTAACTCGCCGACAGGCAGCCGAT